TTTAAGCCAAATGTACTTTTTTGGACGAGAAGCTGCAAACCGATGTGGGAGAACTGATATGGAAAAAACTACGTGTTACAAACTCTTTTGCAATCCATTATACCCATCAAGTCCAATGGAACGGAGTAAGTCTCAATATCATTGGCAGCCATAATTTCTACAACGTAGGGGTTCGATTGGCAACCTACGCAAACAAAGTACCTTCCGATGGAATAGTCGGAGAGTTTTATTCCATACCATCCGGGTTTACCGATATAAAAGTGGTTTATAAGAATTGGGATGTTTACGTAGTATTCACTGTAGTACAAGGGCAATCTGTTTACTTTAAATACGATTGCAGTACCCAATGCGATATAATTAAAGATATTGGTTTCATAGACGAATCATACAAGGAGATAAAACCTATTGCACAATAGCGCAATAGGTTCGTTGGTATAAAAGATGCTGATAAACCATTCCGACTGTGACCGGATACCACACAATGAACCTCATTATAACGCCTCTGTTATCTCCGTGAAGCTATAATGAGGGTTATTGTGCGACAGCTGGCCACGGATTGAATGGCTGATTATTTTGTTTTATGCGAAAGAATATCTGGCTTTTATTGGTGGTAAGACGCTGTAATATATTGCCACCAATATTGCGTACTTCAAATAGACCAAAACAGTTACTAACTGGCATATTTTGCCATGTGCCCCATAAATTAACAAAGTATACCCCAGGTGTTGTATATTGGTCCCCATCAGAAAGAGTGCTATTCCTTTGTTTATTGGCTCCATTATCCATCAGTTCTCCCACACCGGTTTTGAAGACGTGGGAGAACTGATTGGTATCACTACTTCTCAGAAAAACGGATTGCAGAAGTATAATTTGATACCTAATTTCTCAAATAGTGGCGGAATATGGTGCATTGGAACACTGCCCAATAATAACTTTTTATGCACCTTCCTCATTTCAGTAAATAATACATCTTTCAAGCAATGTGGGGTTTCTTTGTTGCAGATAATAGGAACTGGTACCGAGAATTTTAAGGCAAACTACAAATCCTTAATAAAAGGGACCCAGGAAGCCAAGTTTTACGCCAAATATAACGAAAAGGGCATTAATGTGTATGTTGATGCACCTGCGAATATAACTGTGTCTATATTGAGCTATAGCCACATGGCAAAAGACTTTTATTTCAACCTGGAAAAGCAGGAGTCTCTTCCTGAAGGCTGTACACAAGCGGTAGATGTTGATACTTTATGAAAAAGCCCCTTCATGGGGCTTCTGTAATTTCAATAAAGGTTTCATCTATAATATCTGGAGTTCCTACAAGTTCCACACCATAAGGGGATAATATATATCCCTTATTGGTATGAGATTCAGGCAATCCGAAACATACAAAAATTTCATTATCCTTTTTGTAGTATTTTGTATATACAGCTTTGTAAAGCACTTTATTTAGTGACTGTCTAAATTCACCTTTAGAAGTATATACAAAAGCCAAGGTATCTATACAAAAATCTGTCTCATTAGTATATACCAGTAGAATCGGATTACGGTCCCAAGCACCAACATTAGCGGCAATTTTATATACAGCATTATGTACCTTTACAAAGTGAGGATACATTTTAAGTAATTCTGGAGATAACAATCCTGCTTTTTCAACTGTTGCCTCTTCCATCAGTTCTCCCACATCGGTTTTGGAGACGTGGGAGAACTGATTGGTACAACTACTATTGAAAAAGCGGGGTTGTTATCTCCGGATTTATTCAAGGTATATCCTCATTTTGTAAATGCTTACGATTCTGTATATAAGATTGCAGACAATGTGACTGACTGGTATCGTGCCCCGATAGCGGTCTTATGCAATGATTCTGCTGATACGTGCATGGACTTTTTATCATTTATATACATACCAGATACAGGTTTGGCGGCTTCCTTAAAAAGAATTTTAAAAAAGCCGCTTCAAGTAAAATACTACATAAAAGGACGTGACCTATTCGTATCATTTACATTCAATAACGAGTTACCTAATCATGCGTATATTTTATCGCCTCACGGTGTCCAATTGGTCGGAACACCGGACATCATCGACGATAGCTTCACGGAGATAACGGAGAAGCTATAACGGGGGTTATTGTGCGGCAGTTGGCCACGGCTTGAATGGTTTTTCACCTTCTTTTATACGGACAAACACCTTTCCGTTGCCGGCCGAAAGCCGCTGCGTTATATAACCGTCATAGGAACGTACTTCAAATAGACCAAAACAGTCGTTAGTCGGCATATTTTGCCACACTCCGCCCCATAGGTTTACGAAGTATGTTCCTGGTGTTGTATATTGGTCGGCATCTTTGAGGTCAGACCGCTTCTGTTTGATAGCTCCACCATCGAGCAGTTCTCCCACATCGGTTTGCAGCTTCTCGTCCAAAAAAGTACATTTGGCTTAAAAATGGATAAAATAAAATACCGCTTAGTGTATAATCGAAAGAAGCAGCTAAACAAACAGGGAATGGCCCTTGTGCAAGCTGAAGCCTTGCTTAACCAACGAAAAGTATACTTTAAAACGAACATTTATCTGAAACCTGAACACTGGGATAAACAAACTTCTCAAGTGTGTAACCATCCTCAGGCGAATGACCTGAACACAATGCTGTTTGAGTTTGTCCTACACCTGCAAGCGATTGAGTTATCCTTATGGAAGCGCGGCATTCCGGTAACGCTATCACTACTTAAAGATGCGATAAAGAAAGACAAGCCGGTCAATGTCACTTTCCCCGTATTTGCCAGAACCTATGTGCAGGAATCCGACCGTAAAAGAAGTACTAAGGAAAATCTTCTGACAACAGTAACCGTACTTCAGGAATTTCGTCCGGGGATAGATTTTAAGGATATTACCTATACTTTTTTAAGGGATTTTGAAGTGCATTTGAAAGAGAAGGGAAATAGCGTCAATACGATAGCCAAGCATCTCCGGCAGCTTCGTACCTTGGTGAATGAAGCCATTAATCAGGGTTATATTCCCTCTGATGCTTATCCTTTCAGGAAATTCAAAATAAAGCAAGAGAAAGGGCGGAAAGAATTCCTGACTCCGGATGAGTTGAAGAGGCTGGAGAACCTTGATGTGGACAAGAAGC